AATTTCACTAACCGCCTTCAGTAATTGAATTTCTGGGGTGCTGTTGGGGATGATTTTTCTGGCTTCTGACCAGCGTATGATGTCAATTTCTATTTCTGCATAGCTCATTTCTTTTCCTTTATGCGCCATTCACGCTCATCACGGTTTGCGTTTGATTTAACGTAATTGCCAGTTAACTCAATGAGGTGAAGTTTCCCCATCTCACTGAGCCTTCGTGCTACTTGGTTGCCATCCAAAAATGTTCTGAAGGCTATGCCATCTTTTCCTAGAGGGCCATACTTTGCCAGGCACTCCAAGATGATGTCGTAATGTTCACCAGAAAAGTCAACCTTATCGGATGCCTCATAACTGGTGATAGGGTCTTCTTTCCTTGCTCTTGGGAACATGCGTTTGAGTATTGAATTGAGGTTCATGTTTTTCTTTCATTAAAGGATAGACTTTATTCAGAATATTCCAAACCAAATGCCTGTACCGTGAATCCAAGCAATTGGGAATACTATTGCACCTGCCACCAGAAAGCCCCAAGAGGCAGTCTGTAGGCAAGTCACAACGTGTGTTATCCAAGAAAGTAGACCCCACACAATCAAGAGGACTGCAATAGTCTCGTCCATTTAGAAGTCCAGATCGTCAAATGGGTCTGGTTTTGCCTTTTTGGTTGGCTGGCTAGATTGACGGATCTGCTCTTGTTTAGGGCGCACTGATAAGCTAATAAAGCCTGATCCTGCCTTACTAACCTTTTTCCAACCAGAAATCCAGTATTCCACACCTTCAATATTGATTGAGCCGTTCATGTCGGGGTGCTTTTCCTCTTCCTTTTTGTCGTTTTTAAACAACGAACCCCTGTTTGTATTGTCAAATTCAGCCATTTTTTGCTTTCTTTAGTGCGGAGCGTGTTGGTGCATCCAATTGATTAGAGAGGTAAACCTTTTGATCGGCCTCTAGTTCTTGTTCATCAATCATGGCAAGAGCATCAATAGCCTTACCATTCTTGACTAACTCGGTTACGGAGGATGCCATTTCTTGCAAGAACTCCTGAATATCTGTTGGCAGGTCATCACCAATTCCACCCCTTGGAGAAATTATGGGGGAGGGTCCTTTTGTTTTGATTCCTTCTTCCGTTTTAGGAGATGAGTCAATCGCATCATGCTCAACGATTTCGAGGGCAGCTACCCACAAATACCTTCGCAAGTAGGTCTGTACCGCCCCAAGGTTTTGAACCTCGTGACAGCCCTTTAAAGCCGCTGTAGACATAGGCGATTCAATGACAATCACTTCTTCTGGCTTGTCAACATTGATTATTCGCATATCTGCTGTTTCTTTGCCGAAACTTACAATCCCTGCCAAGCCATGATCGTTAAAAATTTGCAGTGCGGGAATAAGAAAGTCACCCAGCTCAAAGTAATAGTAGTTGGCAAACTTGTTGTGGCCTGTTTTCTTGAGCTTGGAGCCATGAAAGGCTTCACGGGCAAGGTTTAGCCGTTGATAGACGTTCATTCATGCTCTCCAAAAGGGTCACCCCATGCTGTTGATGTGCCCGTTGACATATTCACCAGGTGCTGGCCTTGGCGTTGGATGTACTCACCCTCATCGCCAATCCAAGTAGATCCCAATTTGATAAAGCTCTTACCATCTTCATCGATGATGGTGTTGCCTAATTCGGTGTAGGTCTTACCGCTAAAAAGGTTGGTAAAAATGCTCATAGTTTCTCCATGATGTATTTGGTGAAATCATCCATTGCCGCCTTAGATTGGGAGGTTTCTGGGGTCTTTTGCAATACCTTGTACAGACCTAAGGCAATGCCTCGCAGGTACTCAATTTCATCTTGCAGATCTTGCTTGCTTTTTACTTTCATGGTGGCTCCTATGGTTCTCATTTGGTTAACTCCTCGTAGAGTTTCATTTCTTCAGCGATAAACTTGTTTTGATTCTCTTCAGTAAGCTCACGAAAAGCCTCATCCGTCATCATTTCTTCCCGTAATTGCTCAACAAAGTCTTTCATTTTTGACATTTCATATTCCTCTTGCATTTGGACTTGGTAGTAGAAGGCTTCTTGTGTCATTTCCGCTCCACTGGTTTAGAGATCAGCCAGTTATTCCCCAGAAAGCGCACAGAACGCACCCAAGAGCGCATATTGTGGCGCTGGGTACTGGTAGGCACTCCTCGCACGATAAAGAGCCTACGGGCCATTTGAAGGGCAGTGGTGTTCATGCTTCCAACACCTCTTGCAAGTTAGCCAACAACTGTTGAGCTTCTTCACGGGTAAGTGGGATGCCCAATGAGCCATGACGGTGGGAGATGTGCAAGTAAGCACCATCCTCATCCCATGTGTCCAAAGACAATCTCATGCCCAGTTCAGTTTTAAATGCTGTTTCAATTTCATTCATGTTGCATTCCTTTAAGTTACTGCGTTATTGCAGTGAGATGAACTGTAAACCCCTTTTTTACATAAAAACATAGGGGTTTTCCCTAGTACAACAACACTTAATTTGGTGCTAGGCTCACCATATGAGCCACATACACCACACCCAAATCGAAGCTACTATTGCATGGACATTGATTGCCCAAGCAGTGGACCAGCTTGAAACACAAGTCCAACATGAAGACCTAGATGCCGCGATAATTGCGGTTCTGGCTCTCGCACTTGAGCTTGCTTCCCACAAAAAACTACGGTCAATAGATGAAATCTTCCAGCCCCTTTAATTGGCAATCCCAACCCTCAACCCTGTTTAGCAAGCAGGAAAAAGCAACATTGCATAACAACATTGTTGTGCGAGATTTAAAGCCCAAAGTGCTGGCCTTTTATCAGAAAGCCAAACCTAAAGGAAGTAAATGAGCGATTCATTTGAGAAATTCTGGTCAGCATGGCCTAAGTCTGTCCGCAAGGGCGGTAAGAATGTCTGCCTAGCTAGGTGGAAGAAGGGTCTTTATGATGGTTGTGCAGACCAAATCATCAAGCACACAACATGGATGGCTACTACAGACGCTTGGCGCAAGTCAGACGGGGCTTTTATCCCTGCTCCTATCGTCTACCTTAACCAACAGCGATGGGACGGTGCAGAGATTCCTGAGAGCTTTGACAAGCCTAAGGTTGCTGATCCTGCATTGGTAAAAATACAACAAGATTGGGGTAAAGCTGCTGCGATACCTGATGACATCAAAAAAAGGTTGGCAGAGATCCGAAATCGGGTATAGAATCTAAACCGTTGCCGTGAGAAGCAATAATTGGAAGCCGTTTACACATGCTCTCGCCCTTGGTCTTTACTTTAGGGTTCTCACCGAGGGCAGTTGTAAGCGGCTTTTTTATTGTCCCTACGGTCACTCGGACACTATGCGGTACGTCAGTGGTAGTGTCTTAAATAACCCCGTAACACGAGCAAGCCAGAGCGGGGAAGGTGGGCCAAGGATAGAACCTGGTGGTAAGGCTGTAAGGTCTTTAAGTCTGTCCAGTGCGAATGCGAAGACATAACTCTGATGAGTAATGCAAGCAGCACAGAGCGAACTGTTGTTTTTGAACACGGTAAGGCTGTGCATTGCTCTTCCATTCACTAATGAGTAATACACACTAGAGCAGACACACTAGAGCATAAGGGGAATAAGGATGAGATTGTGCAAATGCGGGGGACTAGTAAGAGAACACCAGCTAACAAAAAACCGCTGTGCTTGGACCTGTGGGTCTTGCGGCAGGTACGAAACATTTGGAGAAGAAATTGACACACCAACTTGCGATGAAGATATTGGACAAGCTGAAGGAGGGAACACCGTACCCACAGAGGGTAGTAGACAAGGCACTGGTAATGACGGGAGATCTGGATGAGTTACAGCAGGAAGGTAGTGAGCAGTGCGGGGGACAGGCAGCAACTTGAGATAGCACTGGCTAGAGAGTTGTACAGAACATGGGAAACAACAAAAACCCGCATTTTCACAAAAGAACGCATTGAATTGATCGAGCGCCGTTACTCTGTTGGATCAGTGGAGCGGGTTCGGAACTACATGAATATGATAAAGAATGGGGAATTGGAATGACTTTTCAAGTAATGTTTACAGTGGAAGGCACACCCATTGGTAAGGGTAGACCCAAGTTCGCCAGGCGCGGAAACTTTGTATCAACATATACACCCACAAAAACCCGTGATTACGAAACTCTAATTGCAGAAGCTGCTAAACAAGCAATGGGATCTTCTGAACCGCTAAAAACGCCCATAGCGGCCTATATCTACATTACAGTACCAATCCCTCAGTCTTACTCTAAAAAGCGCTCTGCGGCCTGTTTAGATGGCTTAGAGAGGCCATGTAAGAAGCCAGACATCGATAACATCATTAAAGCCTTCTTAGATAGCATGAATGGCATTGTTTATGACGATGACACCCAAGTGGTCAGCCTCCATAGCACCAAGTGCTACGGCACTATCGGCATGGTTGAGGTGTTGGTAAAAGAAGACATATAAGGGTTTGTCCTGATATCAAGTGCAATCAAGATGATAGACACTTGAGCTTCAACTTAATGGAGTCTGAAATGAAACTAAACGGTAAAACAGTACATGGCGTAGAAATTGATGGCGTTGACCATCGTGATGCGCCTGATTTTTGTGATGCATTTTTTTCGTATGCTGAATATGAAGATGGCACTGAGCTTACTGATGATGAGCTTGATGAGCTTAAAGACCAAAATGGCGACAAATTGTATGAAATGATTTGGGAAGGGATGTATTGATATGAAAACACTATTCCCTTTGTTTTTGTTTGGCCTGATAGTCAACATTGTTGGCATCTTTGTTGTATTTGCACCACAACTACCACCATCCCACCCAGAGTGTTCAGTAGCTGGGTTTCACCCTGACCTGTCTGTTCAACACAGGGCATTTTGCCGTGAATGGAACAAAAAATGACCAAAGATTGGCCTGATAACTGGCCCTTCCCACCATACCCACTGAGGGGTGAAGCATGAACCTGAACCAAGGCAAGCTGGCCCAAGCACTTGTTGACAGACTGCTTGACGACATTCACGAGTTTAACGACACGCTCTATATGGCAACCGTTATCGGTGTGTTGGAGATCGTCAAGCAACAACTGATTAACGATTCTTTGGAGGACTCAGAATGACTGGATGGCGTAAACGAACAATCATGGAAATGGCGCAAGAAGCTGAATTTGAGCTTGATTGCGTTTCCCTTGAGTGGCACAAACGGATTGAAGCATTTGCCAAGCTGGTGCGTGAAGATGAGCGTGAGCAAATAGCGCAAATGTTTGACGATGCGCCGCCATTAGTTGATTTTGTTAAAAATGACCAAGGTGGTTGCATGATGTGTGGATTTACACCCAAACTGGCTACTGCCGCCATCCGAGCAAGGGGACAAGCATGAGAAAAAGTAGACATCAATTGATACGGGATATGTTGTTGGCATCAGAAGACGGCATGACTATCAAAGAAATAGCAGAAACCCTTGGCGACCATTGCCACAAGAGTGTCCAAAAGACTGTCAAGCTGATACACGGTTTATATATTGACCGTTGGACTGTGATCAAAAAAGGAACTTATGCCGCTGTCTATGTGTGTGTAGATGTGCCTGAGAACGCTCCACACCCAACAGAACGCTACCTACCCGTTTCAATCTGGAGGAACAATGGAACTGGACGATCCGTTTGACTACCAAAAGCCCAAGTGGCTTGTCCTTGAAGAGCGTGAGAAAAGACGGGCAGCAAGGGCTAGAAGATTGGGTAGACCTATAGGGACATGGGGCGGCAACCGTAAGGGCGCTGGAGAGCGGTTTAAGAAGCCCTATGACAGCAAGGTATTCATCAAGCACACCCGCATCCAGCACAGCCTATTGCTTGACCTGGGCAATGGTGACTTGAATGCAGGTGTACAGAAATTAATAGACACTAAATTGGATGAGTTATGAATGAAATCGACCCCAACAAAGCAATTAACTTTATCACTGCCAACTCGCAAGCATTTGCCAAGGCCAAGGCAGATAGGACCTTTGTAGAAAACAACCTGAGGGTGGTTAAGTCTGAGTTGATGAATGAAGAAGAGGGTACGCTAGGCCACAAAGAAGCCTATGCCTATGCCCATGCCAACTACAAAGCCCAATTGGTGGCCCTCAGAGAGGCTACTGAAATAGAGGAGAATCTGCTGTGGATGATGAAGGCAGCACTGGCCCGAATCGAGGTTTACAAGGTGCAGGAATACTCTAAACGTGCTGAGTTGAGAAATCTTGGATGAACAACAAGCTAAACGCCCGTGAGAGATTGCATTTGGCGCTTATCAAAGAATTACCTTGTTCAGTATGTGATGAGCCTGGACCAAGTGATGCCCACCATGTCAAGCAGCACAGACAATTCACTTGCATTGCCTTGTGTAAATCTTGCCACCAAGGACCATTACTTGGCTGGCATGGGCAAAAGCGTATGTGGGCTATCAAACACATGGATGAGATGGATGCTCTCAACATCACTATCCAACGTCTGCTAGATGGCCTACAATTACGCTAAAGGAGCCTATCATGGGTGAATTCATTCTTACACTGCTACACGCAGCTACAAATACTCACATTCTGCATTGGCAGACCAAAAGCTTTGCTGATCACACTGCATTGGGTGAGTTTTACACTGAACTACCTGAACTGATTGATGCCCTGGTGGAGGCCACACAAGGCGTTATGGGTGAGATCATCCAATTTCCAGCAGACTACTACCCACCCGCAGAGAATGGCTTGCAAGAGCTAAAAGAACTGCGTGAGTATTTTGTAGATAATCGCAATGTAATGCCACCAGACAGTGAGATACAAAACCTGCTAGACAGCATAGGTGATAGCATCGATTCAACGCTTTATAAGCTAAAATTCTTGAGTTAGTCCGTGGTCCTCTCCTAGCCCTGCAAGGCTATTAACCTCTTTCGGGAGGTTTTTTTTCGTCAAAAGTTTAAAAAGGGTAGGCAAAATAAAAAAGGGGTGGGGTCATTTTTACAGGGGCCTTAGATTTTTTGAGGGGGGGGTCCTTTCTGTACGCAAAAAAACACCGTTTTTCACCCCCCAGACGAGTACTACATAGGGTTTACCCTAGTTCTCACATAGGGTTTACCCGTGGTTCTACTGTGTTTTTACCTAGTTCTCTTGTGTTTCTATACAGTGGTTTTTCTGCAACAATGCATAAAATCGCCCACAATCGACAATCGATTGAATGCATACCAACATAGCCAAAACCCATAAAAAGCCCTCAAAAGCCCGATAAATGGCCTTGCTGCCACTATCTGGACACAAGCGAACACGCTACCGCCTAGGCTTACCCCTATAGTAAATGAGACACGCTACCGCCTAGACCTAAAGCCTATAAATTGACACGCTTAAGCCTAGACCTAAGCCTAGAAACTAAAAAAGCCCCGTAGGGCTTAATTAATGGAATTCATAAACCCAAATATGCTCAGTTTTAAAATTCTCATATTTGCAAAAAAAGGTATCGATATCGGGTATGTAGAAACCCGCATTTTGAGCATTAATCAGTGTTCGTTGCATGGTTATCTTCTATAAAATCAAAAAAGGTCTTCATGCTGCAGCTTTCGCAGCAAGTATAAAATTTACCCTGACCTTTAGAATTATCTGTTTCAATTGCATCAAATTCGTATAGATCTTGATAACAATTAAAACAACTAATAATTTTATCAGTGTGATTAATTTTAGGAAAATATTTCATTGTCTTGCCTTTAAAAGTGAATGCCTTTAATTTGCGTAAACCCGCTTGTATCGTGTTTAGCCTTGCCTTTAGCATATAAAGCCACTACAACTTGTTTTGGCTCAATATGCCTTACATCAGTGTTATCCCCATCAATAACATCCCATCCCCTAAATGAATCAGGGATATCATTTTGCTTCTGAAACACTACAGCAACTCTAGAGTTATTCCTATTTGATAAACCCTTGATACTTATAGGTTTAGGCGTGATGGCACTAAAGGAATATGTAAGGTCATAATTGTTTAGTGTCTTACCCTCTAATGACCTTGAGGGATGTTTTGTGTAATCATAGAACATCACATCAGGGAACAACTGAAACAAATTCTTGTTTTCCCATATGATCAGATTCTCATAAGGTATGTCACTTGTACCATTGGGTCTTACAAGGGGCTTAAAGCCTAATCTAAGGGCTTTTCTTTGGATAGACCATGTATCTGCAGCAAGTGACAGCAAAAAGGCTTGCTGGTGATCATAGAAAAACTGTGTTTTGGCTTTCCTGGCTTTTTGTACGCTATTGAATGCTCCTCTACCCGCTGTATTGAGACATCCATGAAAACAACCCGCTAAAAGGGCTAAAGGACACAAGGTTTCATCAGGGACGAGATAGACAATACCAGTAAGATATCCTATCTTTTCCCCTTTAATGGTTTTAGTTGATGATTCACCCAATATAGGGCGATACTCTAAGCCTAATGACTTGAGAATGAGTTTATATGGATTTTGCATTGTCTTGCCTTTTCGTGAATATATTAAGACCCTAGAAACCTAGGCCATAAACCCCTATTAATAAGGGTTTACAGTCTAGACTTACATATAAATTATGAAATACGCTACCATAGGTGAAGAGATAATGACAGCGAATATTGTTGCATGGAATAAATCATTAATAAAGCTTTTCATTTTAGTATTCCTCTTGTTTTGATTCAATTAACAGTTTACAACCTAGAATGCATAATTCATCAATGGTTTCCTCTTCTAGATAATCCATCAATGGATATCCTGATGCGTTTCTCACTGAATCAATAGTTTCATTGTATGTGCCACTGTAATCATATTCATAATCCATACGAACAATGACAGTACCGGATCCACATCCGATAGTTGTTTCAAATTCGAATACAGCACTACCGCCAATTGAGTTGAGTTGATCTTGAGTAAGCATTGTGATCCTTTAAGTTGAGTTGAGTTGATCAATGAAGGGCTAAAAATTGATCCCTTCACATATATAGCAGGGAAGAATCATGCCAACTCTCGTAAGTTGTTGATTCTATTGATAGCTCCAAAACCCTATCAGTAGTTACCCTTAGAACGATAGATTACACTTGATCGTCATTCAAGTGAACATATAAGGAATGCAATAAATGCATAGATATGGGCATATGGGAATGGCCTTCCATTGTGTGAACGAAAAGAAAAACAGAAGATAAACCTAGGGCATTGATTAGCTCTTCTACAGAGGAGAGACAGAGACACTACAAGCATTCTCCGGAGAAACACTAGAGACAGAACAACTACAGAGAAAACCACAAAACCATCGGGGCCTAGCTCACGCACAAATTACAGCCCTCTACAGAGGAGGAATGGCCCACATGGCTACTACCCCCCTAGCCAGGCGCAATACCCCCCTAGAACGCCTCATAACCCCCCTAGAACCAGGAGGGGGTAGGTCTGGAAGGTGACGGAGTTTGGGGGGCCCGCTCCCCCATCCCCACTTTTTATTCAAAAACATTTCCCCCCCACTACTCATCCCAACTGTTTCAATAGAATTTAGGTATTACAAATCCTGTATATAAATTTTTTAGTCAAAATAATTCAAGGTTTATATGTGTAAGATATGCAATGTAGTAGTACAATTGTTACATGAGAAAACTTCGTACATTAATTGAATGGTCTGCTGCTATCAAAGCTAGGGATTGCAAGTGTGTAACTTGTGGTGCTGAGACTGCGTTGGTTGCACATCACATAAAGCCCAAAAGCCAATACCCTGAGTTGAAATACGACTTAGATAATGGTGTGACGTTATGTGTTGATTGCCACAAAGATCATCATCGGGAACATCCTGTTGTCGGTATTGGCAAAGATGTTGTTGGCAAAGTTGCTCTTAAAAAGAGAGTCAAAGAGTTAGAAGGAATTGTGCAGGTTTATGCAAGACTTGCTGAAAAAGCAGAAGAAAACAAAGACTTAGTAAATTTACTCAAGATGCAAAATAGTAATTTAAAAGACCTTAATGAGAAATTAGAATTGAGACTTTTATTTTGCAAAAGACAAATAGCTGATTTGGTAAAAAAAATTTCCTCCTAAAAGTTTTTTGGTTGCTACAATTCAGGCATTGCAAGGAGAATGTATGGAATGGAGATTGGCACATCCGCTTGATGACGTAGATGACATTGTTGAGATGGCAGACACTATCTTTGGGGTAGAGGCTGATGGCATACTGACGAGGGACAGGAACGTCTTTAGGAAGCATGTAACGGTTACTGCTACTATGCAACTGTTTGACAAGGGCAGAGAGTTCCTTGCTGTGTGCAGGGATGTGGATACGTTAGTTGCGTACTGTTGGTTTGACCGTGGTGGGTATACAACGTATGCCAATGAAGAGATCAGCAATGCTAAGTTCCACCACCTTGATTTAAGTCTTCCGGTTAGAACCAGAGTAAGGTTACTTAACGAGATGATTGATCAGCATATATTGTGGGCTAGTAGCTGGGGTATTCCGGTTATATGCTCAACAAGTATTAGAGCAGAGCATAATGGGTTTATGAAGATTCACAAGAAGCGTGGGTTTACTGTTAATGGCTCTTATGCTTGGATAAGAACTGAAAATGGATTAAAGGATATGAAATGAAAATACCTAAACCCAGTGATGCAGTATATGGAGATATTCGTCCTCAAGATTCTAATGTCACCAGTGAAGAAGAGAAACAAAAGAAGCGTGATTATTATCAGAGAAAGAAAGCTGAACAAAAAGCAATGAAGTTAGCTACTGGTAAGCAAGAACCTAAAGAGCCAAAGGTTCCGGTATTCACCCCTGGTCGGCCTAAGTCTGTGGTTAACCGAGTAACTGAATATGGCGCTTTGTTTAACAAGCTCAATGATGAACGTGCCGCCAAAGGACTACCCCCACTCAAGACGGCAATGGAAGTCTTGATTGATGCGATGCAGTCTGATGAGCTTGACATTAAAGACAAGGCTAAGATTGCTGATAAGCTTGCCCCCTTTGAATCCTCAAGAGCGCCTATAATTTCGATTGAGCACGTTAACAACGTGAACAAAGAGGAAGAGGTGTCTGCTGACGATGCCTTGGATGATTTTCTACAATCTCTAAGAAAGGTATAAAATGCCACTAATGAAATCTGGATCAGCCAAAGCATTTAAGTCAAACATCAAGACTGAGATGAAAGCTGGTAAGCCACAGAAACAAGCTGTTGCGATTGCTTATGCTGAGAAGCGTGAGAAATCCGAAAAGGGCGAACGCAAGAATACTGCGATCGAAAAGAAAGAAGCCAAAATGAAAGGTAAAAAATGACTACCAATTTTCAATCTGTCCAAGCGCCTAATCGTAAAGGCAACATTGGCAAAATGGCTGCAAGCCATTCCACTGGTGTAACTGGCATTACAGGCCCCAAGCATGGTACTGCTACACCTAAAGGCAACCAAGGCGCTCCTGCTTACGCTCGTGCAACAGATAACCAATCTGCTGGCGTTACTGGTGGTCGCAAGCAAAAGGTTATGGTCAGCACACACGCCGATTATTGTGGTCACATCATGAATGATGGCTACATGAACAGTGACCGCAACAACTATCTCAAGTGAGGCCAACATGTCCGCATACGGTAAAGTAATCTCTGGCGGTACAGCCATGACTAATGGCCTTACCAAAGGCATTAACAAGAAATTGTCTGCATTTGCTGATAGCCACAAGCGTTCCGCAATGCTGGCTACTGCTGTTGGCAAAACCTTCAATCAGAATCCATTATCTGATCCGCATCACAACGATGTGAACATGAACGCCAAGAAGAGCTTCACAACTCCTAAGTTGCCAAGCAAGGTTTGAGTCATGGCGCACCTAGTGCCAAAGACTTTAAAGATTCGGCTAAGACAGCCAAAAAGAAATAAGGATTAATATGAAAATCGCAGACTTTAAACGTGATGCAGAAAACAAGATTCTTGCCTTGGATGCTGAAGGCAATGAAACCCCTCTGGACTTTGGTTATGTGGCAGAACACAAACCCCAGATTGGTGATGACTACCCAGTAGAAGCAGTTGAAGAACCCGCAGCACCTGCTGCATAACATAGGAATAGCATGGCAACGTATGATATTGATGCACTGAAAGAAGATCTTCCAACAGCTAAAGACCTAGCGCAGTTTGTGTATGACAGAACACAGATTGCGTTAGACCTTATTGGTAAGCCAAAAGAAGATCAATACCAAGTCGCAAAGAACGCCCTTGAAGGCCGAAAGATTCCTTCCGAATATGTAACGGATGTCAATCCCTACATTGACAAAAGGGAACTGATTCCTGAAGACGATCTGGCTCCTATCCCTGAACGCTCTGCTGACTTGCCAAATATTGATTCACAGATTCATTATTTTGGCGCAACCAATATGCCCCACCCGTCCAACCCTCAGTCGGATGAGAAGGTCGCTATTGATTTTCGCAAGTACGACAATGGCACGGTGACGTTTCAGATTGTTGGCCCTGTCTTCCAAGTGGCTGTGGGTGAACGTCTGAACAAGTTTGGTCAGCGTGTGCCAGAGAAATACACATGGAATGACCCCCGTACAGGCGAGACTTTGATGAAACGTCCTGATGGCACATACACTGAGCGTGGTCGCAAGCTGTTCCAATATTGCTCTGGCGAAAAAGGCGGTGGCATCTGGGGCTTGATTGACCGTGATTTGACTAGCATCTCTTCTAAGAACATTGTTGATCCGTGGGCGTAATGGAAGATCAATCTTCCGTCTTTCGTCAGAAGCTATCGGCTCAAGCAGAAGTTTGCGCCCGTAAGACTCTTGAATGGTTACAGAAAGATCTTCAAGGAGATCGGACTCTACCCCCTCAAGACGTTTACTATTTAGCCTCTGCCGCTGATTTGCTTTTGTCTATGCGTGACCTGTATGGCAAAAAGTGAAGCCAGTGACTACATCCAACCGATCTACAAAGATCGAGCTTTAAAACATCTTGTAAAGCTGGCTGGTGGCAAAAAGGCTACCAATCAAATGGACTCTGACCAGCTCCGCAAGATGATGGCGGCAAGAGATACTATTGCCAAAGACATGCAGTACAACGCTTTGAAATGGTTCAGGCCATTTAAGTATCAGACTGACTTCTTTGAAACTGGCAACAACTTTACCCGCCGAGGCATGATTGCGGGTAACCGTACCGGAAAGACCATTGCGTCTACCTATGAGACTGCTTATCACCTAACAGGCATGTATCCTAAAGGTTGGAAAGGCAAGAAGTGGGACAAACCCATTATTGCTATGGCGGCTGGTGAATCTTGGGAACAAGTTGCAAAAACGCTACAGTCCAAATTGTTGGGTTGTGACGATATCAAACAAGCATACAAACTAGGAACGGGTGCTATTCCTTTGGAAAGCATTGACGAAAAGTCATACCGCACCGATGGTGCAAACGTCCTGTCTATTGAAATCTGGCATTCTTCTGGTGGCAAATCCAAACTCTACTTCTCCAACTACACACAGCAAGTGCGCCATCTGCAGGGTTTTGAACTTGACCTTGTTGTCTTGGACGAGCAACCCCCTGACGAGACATTCTCAGAGCTTGTCATCCGTACTGCACAGCGCAACGGGCAGGTATTGTGTTCTTTCACACCACTCAAAGGCATGTCAGGACTTGTTCGCAGATTCTGGGACAAGATAGAAGGCTACACGCATGTCCGAGTAACTTGGGATGATGTACCCTTTGAAAATGAATGGGGTGAAAGCTTCTTTAGCCAGAAAGAGCGGGATCAGTTAAGCCGAGACTTTATGCCTTGGGAGCGAGAATGCCGTATAAACGGGATTCCTTTGGTTGGCAAAGGCGTAGTATTCCCGCTGCTCAAATGGCCTACCTATAAGTCTACAGACATTGATCTAAGAAACAACTCCAAGATGGAAAGATTAATTTCTTTTGACTTGGGAATTAAAAACGACCCTACGGTTATCAGTTTCTTTTTTAGGGATCCTGTGGAGGAAATCATCTACCTGCACCGCCAAGTAAAGGTTGCCCAAGGGGAAACTCCTGACGAATACGTCCATTATTTGATGGACAAGGAATCAAAAGGCGTTCCGATAGCACTTCCGCACGATGCCGCCCAAGCGGGAAGGTATACTCTGACTGAGCAATCTGTCAGGGAAGTATTTGAGGACAACTATGGCCTTAATTGCATCGCTGGAGCTATATTGAACCCTGTAAACGATATGGGCAAGGTAACTAACCACAAATCTTACGGAATCAATATAATGCGTATGGGGATGGAGCGTGGAACATTTATGATTAATGAAGCATGTGTCGATTTCCTTGATGAGGCAAGAAACTATGCTATTGATGATGCTGGCAAGTTCAGTGATCCTGATGACCACATTGACTCTGCTCGTATTGGCATACTTGCACTTATTCAAGGTCACGGTGAGTCATTAGTTAGTCGAGCAAATACATTTGAGTTTCGCAGGTTAACCGCTGTTGAAGGCAAGGCGCAAAGGATCTAATATGTTGGATAAACAAAATATTGTTGTTGAGTACATTGAAGCACCTGCTGGCAATAAAGGAATCGTATTCCAAGTCGCCCATGAGGTGTATCTCAAAATGGTCGATTACCTTAGATTGACTCAAGCAAAGAACACTTTTAACCGTCTATCTGACTATCACTACCTGAACATTGCTGTTAGCAACTCCACCGAGCCAATCCGAGGCATTGATTACATCCACCCCGTAGTGACACCTGGCGTAGATTACGCTACAGCTATCATCACTAAGTGCTTGATGCCAAACGGTAAAGTTAATTTTGAGTTTGAGCGTTTTAGTGAGATGGATGGCGAACAAGCTGCCCAAGCCACCGAAATGGTCAAATACATGGTCAATTCCAAGAATGATTCATACGCAATCATCAGGGATTGGGCGCAGGACTCCTTGTTGCACAAAAACGGCATTGTTATGGTGTCGCCTGTGCGTGAACCTATCACCCAGTACAAAGAAGTTGAAGGCACAAAAGACCAATTGCGTGTCTTTGAGACTATGGCTGCTGAAAAGGGTCTGACTGTCAAGCGCCAGAACATGCGCCGTATTGATGTTGACTTGCAAGGCGTAATGCAAGAGATGATGGCTCCTGAAGAAGACCAAACCCCACAAGAAGGAATGGATTCTGCTATCAGGGCCAACACAGTCTATCGTGCCAAGTACAAAATGACCGGATTCTCTACTTCGGTCAAGATTAAACACGTTGCCCAGCATTACTTTGTCTGTAACCCAACAATCCCTAACATTCAAGACCAAGACTTTGTGGGTTTCTATGACCCAATGACAATCCATGAGTGCAAGTCACAGTTTCCGTATGTAGATCTTGAGAAGCTGGCAGAACATGCCGCTTACGGCCCTGCTGGAGCCTACCAAGCTGGCGCATTGGAAAACGATCTGGCACTTCATGCCCGTGATTCCACCCCAGTGCCTGGTCAAGGCGTTGTGGCCTCCGCAGGTGCTGACCGTTACAGCCGAGTCATTATGCTGACCACCGCTTGGATCCGCAAAGATGTGGATGGTGACGGTGAAGAAGAGATTGTGGAGTGTTGCTTCTCAGGCTCATACGTTCTGTATGTCAAAGAGGTTGATTTCATTCCCTTGGCGGCAATGTGCCCCAAACCTATCACAGGAAACTTCTTTGGTTACTCTCTTGCCGAACGCCTTGTGCCTATGCAGGAATATGCGACCTCAATTGCCCGTGCAGAGATGGCCTTTGCAATGCAATCGTCTACTCCAAGGATTGGCGTAAACCCAGAGTTTATTGATGCCGAGGAAATTCAGCGTGGCGTGTCAGCTATGTTTGTTTTGGACCGCAAATTCGATCCTAACAAGCACATCTACGAGTTTTCGCCAATGCAAGGCAACCTTGCCTACGTCCAATCGTCTATGGAGCGGTTTGAGGCCGACAAGATGGCAATGATTGGCATGACAAGCCCTGGTGATGTGCTAAACCCTGAAGTAATGAAGGACGGCAACAGCGGTTACAAATTGCAACTTGCTATGGGTCCTAACCAACTCATTCAAGACGAGATGGTCAAGAACTGTGCCATCGGTTTGCGGGATGTTTTGTACATTGTTTGGAAAACCCTCATCCAATACGCTGATGACTACAACATTCAGCAACTGGCAGGTGTATGCGGCAAAGGCAAACCATTTATGGATGCCATTTCAATGGATAACTACGAATTCATTGACCGCAAGCTGATTAACATTGATTTAGCCTTGGGCTTTTTGTCAGAAGAGAATCGTTTGACCCGCCAACAGTTAATTGGTCAGGCCCAAGCCCAGTTTATGCAACTAATGATGCAACTGGACCCTAGTGCGCCTGAAATGTTTGCCAAAGTACGCCGCCCATTTGAAGATACCTTGCGAGTACTGGGTGTTAAGGATGTGGATGCCTATTTGCCAACAATGGAAGAAGCCGCTAAACTTGCACAAGCAAAATCTCAGCAAGGTCCTAATGCAGAACAGAAAGAAATTCAATCTAAGACCGATCTTAATAATGCTAAAGTACAAGAATCTAATACAATATCTGCATTGAACATCAAGAAAGCTGAAGATATTGACACTGATAATATGTTTGAAGCATTGGCGGCAAAAAGAGGTAAACTTAGTGCCGTTGAAATCGATTAAGGATTGCAATGAAAAGCTTGGTATTGAATATCCGTGAATACTTTAATCGGCGTACAAAAAACTCCGATTCAAATAAGGAAGCTGATGTAACTCGAAAAACTCTAGTAATTGAAAACGGGGAGTGTGCTTCCCGCCTCATTAAAAACGAGGATTTTGCATTGCTGTTCAACCTTTACAGGTTTGATTTGCTGGGTCGGTTAGAGGAATGCCGAACTGATCCAGAACGTATTGAAAACGCATTTAATATTGCTGGGGTCCGAGATTTTATTGGCTTCATTGAGAAGACAGAATTTCTGGGAAAAGTGGCAAAGAAGTCCATTAACTAACAGAAAAGAGTAAACTATGTCAGACGTAATCACGCAAGTGACCGCCACTGAGCAAACTGGTATGGCGAATCCCGCCGATGCTATCGCTGCAATGATTGCCGCTAACAAGCGTAACAGTCCGCAACCCGATGGCAGTTCACCACCACCAGCAGGACAAGAAACGAAAGTTTCCCCTGAGGCGGCTCCTGTAGAAGAAGCCGAACCTGAAGATAGTAATGTTGATGAGCTGGAAACTGAAAGCTCTGAAGAAACTGATGAGGCCACCGATGGTGTAACCGATCCGGTTAACTTCTTGGAGTTTGCAGAGCAGAATCCTGACATGCTGTGGAGAATCCCCAATAAGGACGCAGAAGGCGGCTTTATAGAGATCCCAGTATCCAAGGCGGCTGCTATTTTGGGTCAAGGCAGTGCTATCCATGAAAATGCTCGTAAGCTTAAAGCCGAAAGAGCTGATTTTGAAGAGTTAACGTCAAAGCGAATTAATGAGCTTGATGGTTTGCAGATAGGGTTGGAGTTAACAATTGTTCCTCAGTTGCAAACAGCAGCAGATGAGCTAATTACTCTCCAGCAATATAACCAGCAATGGCAGCAAATCTATCAGAATGCGAATGATCCAGCCGAGAAGTCACAGGCAGAAGCGGCTATACGCCAAAATGCCTCGCTAATCGAGGAAAAGTCGCAGTACATTAAGTCGACTCGGCCTAAAGTTGAAAGTTTCTTTCAGCAACGATCCGCTTATGTCCAGCAACAGTTGGAACAAGCAAGGCAATCGTTTACTGATAAGGAATTAGCAAACAAAGCCAACTTTACTGAACTTAGAGATAAGTTAAGTAAAGACTGGAAAGGTGCAACGGGTTCTTTTGTACCTGGTGTTCAGAATTTAGATCTGATATCCAGTGACGAGTATCTGTTGGGGTTGGTTCGGGACGGTATGAAGTTCCGAGAAGGACCTAAGATGCGAAATGTGGGAAGTTCATTGGCAGCCGCCAGTAGACCTGTCACAAAAGCTAAGACCTCACCAGAGAATGATGTTGAGAAACTTCAAAAGCAAGCTAAATCAGGCGATAAGAATGCGGCACGGGATCTTTTAGCAACTATGCTTGCAGCTAACAAACAGCGCAGGCGTTAATCAGGAGTTTTTGAAATGGCAACTATCACCTCTGCAAACCTTGGTAACGGCAACGGCTCGTATACCACCGACATCGTGGTCAAAGACCTCGATATGACTGTCTCTAACTATGTTAAAGACCGTACCCCTCTGACAAACATGGCAATGAGCAAGAAACGCAAAGTCAATTCGACTCTGCACATCTGGCCCGTTGACTACTACCGTACCCCAGCCTTGAACGCCAAGCTGGAAGGCGCTGCTGTTGCCGCATCTGATGCTAACGGCAATACTCGTGCAAACTGCGGTAACTACACACAGATTTTCACCACTGTGATCGGTGCTACTGGCACTGCTCGTGCTGTTGAACAAGCTGGTGGCGATCCACAGGCTTACCAAGAAGTCAAGCAATTGACTGAAATCATGTTTGACGTTGAGCTGCAGATGGTTCGTGCCGATGGCGCTTCTGTCAAGTACTCTGGTCAAGCTTCCAGCCAAGGCTCTTCGCCTAACAACGGTCGCCGTTTTGGTTCGTTGTATTCGTTTGCTGGTACACGTTCTGGTAACCCTACCAGTGGTACTGCGGTTTTAAACTTGGCAACTTCTGATGGTAACGACACAACCACTACCACTAGCACCAACCAACCTTTCAATGGTTTGTTGAGCAACGCTGGTTTGGGTTATTTTTCGTTTTCCACTGGTCAGACTTTGCAACAGTTTAGTCCTTTTACCTACAAGCAATTGGTTACTACTGCTGAGCAGCGTTTCAATGCCAAGATTACCAACATGGTAGTCCCAACATCGATGCGTACTCACATCTCTGACCAGATGCCTACTAGCCGTTCTATCAACCGTTTTAACCCTGCTGACAAGGGTGACACGATTGGTACTTACGAGGGTGACTTCAACTACACCTACCAGATCGATGACTCTTGGGTTATGGATCAAACAGGTGCAGACAACACTTCCGTGTTGTTCTTGAACCCTGACGTTATCCAATGGGGCAGTTTGCGTGAACTTGGTCCTAACAATGAAGTGTTCAGCTCTGCTGACGCATCTTTGGATCAGTACATCATGGAAGGCACATTGATTGTGCGTAACCCAGCGGGTGTGGCTGTTTTGGCAGGCACTTCTTCTTCTGGTGCTGCCGTAACTGCTGCTCGTACATCTGCACAAGTTCAGCGTTACCTGAGCTAAACTTCAAGGGGGCTAATCACCCCCTTTTTTCAATTTATTTTTAAGGAAAAATCATGGCTACATTAGCATGGAAAGAGTACAACTCCGCATTTGTGTCTGACGTTAACACTGGTGATATCACTGGCGTTCTTGGAACTCAAGGTCAGGTTCAATATTTCCCCCGCATTTTGAGCGAATCTGGTATTCCAGTTATTGTTGCTAACACTGGCACTATTGCCACAAGTGGCACTGTAACCTTGGGTACTGCTTTGCCCACAACTTACGCCAATGCTTTTGTCTACTTCCCAGCTTCTGCTGTGTCGGGTGACTCAACTGGCGGTATCTACTATGTGGTGTTTTCTAGCACTACTGTGGGTGTGGTTTATGCTGGTAAATATGGCGTTGCTAACGGTGTTGGCGCTGTTGCATTTACACCTGTTGCTCCAACTGGAACTTTGACTGCTGTTACGGGTTCTAATAGTTCTTTCACTGGTTCTACCACTGAAACTACTTTGATTAACGTAACTGTTCCTGCTGGTTCTATGGGCAACAACGGTCAAATCGTTGTTACTTCTAACTGGTCTTGCAACAACTCCGCTGGTGCTAAAACAGGCACTGTGTACTTTGGCGGCACTGCTATTGGTACTGCATCTTCTTACACTACTTCTACTGGTGGAAGTTCTATGAACTCAATCCGTAATCGTGGTGCTTTGGGCGTGCAATCTACTCAATTGATTGGTGGAGCAGCGGCTGGCGCTCATGTCTACACAGCAATTGATAGTTCTGCTTCTGTTGCAGTCACCATTACTGGTGATACCGCTACAGCAACTGACCACATTGTTCTTGAAGGCTTCACAGTTATGATGTTCCCTAAAGACTAATCTTTCTGAAAGGGCTTCTCACAAGGAGGCTCTTTTGGTAAGGTATTGTTATTGGATTAAATATGAATGATGATGAAGTTCGCATAAATGAAGAATACTATTCAGGCGGCATTCTTGAAGGCGGCATTGACGGTGTATTCCGTCACAACGACAAGCTGTTCAATGAAGTCAAATCTGGTACTTGGTCGCAGACATTCAACACCCCCAACATTGACTACAAGGTTGGCGCTGTAGACGGTGTGCGGTATGTCCAGTACGACCAAAAGAACGTAGAGGTTATTCGTCAGAAATGCAAAGAATTGCGGGAATTCTATAAAGAGCATGGCACTGATAACCCTTTTTTTGCTGGTACGGCTCACATGATGGAGTTGCCTAAGTGTTTTGCACATGAGATCAGTTCCAAATGGTTTAACAACCGTCCTTGGGAGTTAATTAAGCGGGATAAAGCAGATAAGATTTTGTTTTATGCCATCGTCAATGAACACTACAGTGATTTTGTTTGTCATCCTACAGGCAAGATCCCTCTGCCTTATAATCCAACAATACCTACGAAATAAGGATGCTCTATGGCCCTATTCATTCAATCTGCTAACGCTCTTGTTAGCCGAATCGCAAGTTGGGTAGGGGCAATTCCAAGCAGCATAGGCATAAACGCTTCGTCATATAACTCTTCTACTGGAGTTATTACTTGCGCTTCTAACCCATCTGCTTTGGTTTTAATAGGTGACTTTATTGGCCCCAACATGATGGGTCCGTTTGCCGCTGTTTTAGCTGTTAGCTCATCTACCATCACAGTCAATGACCCAGATGGCGTGTGGACAGGTATCACCTATCCAACAACTATTCTAAAATTGCCTTCAGCATCAGCTTTAGAGATTCAAGCTTGTATCCAGATGGCTGAGCTTAAAATGCGTACCATTGAACTTCCCGCTCTGCGCTCAGACCCGTATGCCACTGTCAGCCCATCCACACTGACTACCGATGCACAAGGCATGGCTCCTATCCCTTCGGATATGTGCTTTCCAATCTTGTTCTTTCAAGAGTCTCCAGCATCTAACCAACCACCAGGTGCTACTGCTTTAGGTCCTTGGATTGTGTATGACCGTGTGGGTGACCGTGAGATTATCCGTAGGCGCATGATTGACCAGTTGTACATTCGACCTTTTGGTGTGCCACGGGTTATTCGTGCTTCGTTTTCTGAGGTTGGCCCAAACTATGTGTTTACGCCAAACCCAGGTGATAGCGTGGTCATCAAAGCCTATTACCAAAAGACATTCCCATTTTTGTTCAGCACTACAGGTGATAACCTGAATCCTATTGTGCAAAGCAACGGGGTACTTGCGTCTTTCCCTGAAGGCTACCTGTATGGTACGTTGTCGGCTTACTACGACAAAAACAAGAACGTAGAAGAATCTCAAAAATGGGATGCCCGATTTGACGCTTCTTATGGGTTGATTGAAGATCAGAACTACAAAGGTAAGTGGCGTGGTGGTGATCAGCACCTTACATCTGAATTCCAGCCCCGAAACTACCGCTACAGCTTCAAATAAGGAATCAACATGGCTACAAGTGGTCTTTATGGAAGCACTGCATCAAGTACAGTAGCCCTGCCTTCCGGTTCAGAATCAACTGGCTTGTATGGCAACAATACTGTATTTGGTGGGACTTACTTTGAATATCTGATTTTTAAAGAGTCAGCTACTGCGCCAGCAACACCTACGGGTGGATCTTGGGACTTTACAACCAACATAGGAACACCTCCTACTGGTTGGCTTAACTCACCCCCTGTTGCTCCTACCAACACTGTTTGGTTGTCGCTTGCAATTGTCAATTCTAAGACTCCTACAACATTGGTGTGGTCAGTGCCAGGACCTTTGGTTCAAAAAGGCCCCACCGGACCTACAGGAAGTGTCGGAGCCACCGGACCAACAGGAGCCGCCTCTACCGTTGCTGGACCTACGGGGTCAGTTGGATCTACAGGACCCACTGGCCCAACAGGCTCCACAGGCGCTGCTTCTACAGTAACGGGGCCTACTGGGTCTACTGGGCCTACTGGATCAACTGGAGCTGCATCTACGGTGGCTGGGCCTACGGGGCCAACAGGGACAACTGGGGCGGCTTCTACAGTAGCAGGCCCTACAGGACCCACAGGTTCAACTGGTGCGGCTTCAACTGTCGCTGGTCCTACGGGTCCTACGGGTTCTACTGGTGCTGCTTCAACTGTTGCAGGTCCAACTGGACCTACAGGCGCTACGGGCGCGGCTTCCACGGTAGCGGGGCCAACTGGTCCTACTGGTGCTACAGGAGCAGCATCTACGGTAGTAGGCCCTACTGGTCCTACGGGAGCTACGGGCGCTGCTTCTACAGTAGCAGGCCCTACAGGCCCTACTGGTGCTAATTCAACTGTAGCAGGCCCCACAGGCCCCACAGGAGCATCTGGAATTGGTGCTGGTACTGTTGTTTCTGTAGGATTGGCTGCTCCATCAATATTTACTGTAAGTGGAAGCCCAGTTACTTCAACTGGCACATTAACTTTGACTTACAGTGGCACAGCATTGCCTGTTGCTAACGGCGGTACGGGTGTTACGACAAGTACAGGAGCAAGTTCTGTTGTCCTACGAGATGCCAGCGCCAACATAACTACAAATTCTATTTTTGAAGGTTATTCAAGTGTTGCTGCGGCAGGAACAACTACTACATTAACAGCGGCATCAGCTCCTAACTATGTGGTTACTGGATCTGGTGGGCAGACATTTCAATTGCCTGATGCCACTACACTGCCTAATGGTGTTAATTTTACTTTTAATAACAACCAAAGTAGCGGAACAATTGTTGTTAGAAACAACTCTGCTACAACCATTACAACGGTTCAATCTGGCGCATTTATTGATGTTAGCTTGCTAAGTAATGCCACAGCAGCGGGTACTTGGGACACTCATACTTTAGCGCCAGCAAACGTGTCTTGGTCAACAAACACCTTTGATTACGCTGGTTCAATTACTTCGGCTACTTGGAATGGTGTAACTGTTGCAATTAATCGTGGCGGTACAGGAGTTTCTACAACCCCAACCAATGGTCAATTGTTAATTGGTAACGGAACAAATTACACGGTTTCAACTTTGACAGCGGGTTCAAATATTACTATCACCAACAGTGCGGGTGGGATTACAATTGCCTCTACAAGTAGTAGTGGCGCAGGTAATGCTTACGCATGGTTTCTTGTTTAAGAGGCAAATATGTCAACTCTAGTTCTTGATACAACCACAAAAACCATTAAGGTGGTTATGTCGGGTGCGGCTGCGACCACAAACCCAGATTTCACGGCATCATTTGCTGACAACAACGGAACTACTTTTACAGAAGCCGCAAGTGACGGTGCTTTGACAGGCGCTTCTGATGCAACAGTAGTTTCTGCTCCTGCCAGTGGTTATCGCAGGGTCATCAAAAAGATTTTTATTGAAAACAAAGACACTGCTGCTGTAACCATTACGGTCAAATACGACAATAACGGCACACAACGAAACATTGTCAAAGTTACCCTTCAAGTTGGTGATACTTGGTCTACTGACGGAACTTACGACACTAATGGAGCATTAAAGCAAACGCTTGGCTCTGTTAATTTGAATAGCGTAACAGGCACTCTTGCGGTGGCTAATGGTGGTACAGGTGTAACGACATCTACAGGTACGGGTTCTACAGTTCTTTCAACATCGCCCACATTGGTGACACCGTTGCTTGGCACACCAACTTCGGGCGTAGCTACCAACTTGACAGGCTTGCCTTTGACCACAGGTGTTACAGGTACTCTGCCTGTCTTAAATGGCGGCACGGGCGTAACGACATCTACAGGAACGGGATCGGTTGTATTATCAACATCACCCACATTAGTTACACCTTTGCTTGGTACGCCGACATCCGGTGTTGCTACCAACTTAACTGGTTTGCCACTGACCACAGGTGTCACGGGTACTTTGCCTGTGGCAAACGGCGGTACTGGAGTTACAACTTCTACAGGTTCTGGCAACACTGTATTGTCAACATCGCCTACTTTGGTTACTCCTGTTCTTGGAACGCCAACTTCTGGAACCTTGAGCAACTGTACGGTTGATGGCACAAACTCTGTTGGCTATTTGAACATCCCTCAGAACAGTCAAAGTGCGGCCTACACATTGGTTTTGGCTGATGCAGGTAAGAACATATATCACCCAGGCGCGGATACAACTGCACGAATCTGGACAATTCCAGCTAACTCTAGCGTGGCGTTTCCAATTGGCACTGCAATCACGTTTATTAATGACACTTCTGGTGGCGTAATCACAATTTCAATCACCACAGACACACTGGTTTTGGCTGGCGCTGGCACTACAGGAAGCCGAACTCTTGCAGCCAACGGAATGGCTACTTGCATAAAAATGACAAGTACACGCTGGATGATTAACGGTGCAGGTCTGACATGAGTGGAATTTTTCAAGCTATGCTGGTGGCTACTTCTGCTGCCCCATCTACTTACACCATTGACTATCTTGTAGTTGCTGGCGGCGCTGCTGGCGGGTACAACGCTGGTTCTATATATAACGGCGCTGGTGGTGGTGGTGCAGGTGGGTATAGAGCAGTAACAAGCGTATCTGTAAATCCAAGCGTAGTCTATACAGCTACTATTGGCGGAGGCGGCGCTTCCGCTTCTGGTGCTGGCGCTAATGGCACAGATTCTTCTTTTATCGGCACTGGAGTTAGTACAACATCTACTGGGGGCGGTGGCGGCTCTGTTGGTAGTAGTATAGCGGGAAAAACTGGCGGTTCAGGCGGCGGCGGTGCTGGCAATGGTTCTGGCCCCGGAACATCAGTTGGTGGCGCAGGCAATACGCCATCTACATCCCCAAGTCAAGGTAATAATGGCGGCAACGGTCAGGGATATACTTACCCTTGCGGTTGCTGTTATGTTTGCGTTGATCGAGGCGGTGGTGGTGGTGGCGCTGGGGCAGTGGGCGGTGCAGCAGGGGGCGCAGGCGGTGCTGGTACAGCTTGGTCTGATGGGGTTACTTATGCTGGCGGAGGCGGCGCTGGTATATATTCTAATTCTGGAAGCGCGGGAGGCGCGGGAGGTGGGGGCGCAGGTGGAAGCCCAGCAATTGCTGGAACCGTTAACAAAGGCGGTGGCGGTGGCGGTGGTGGAGGTAATGCTAACGGTAGAGGTGGCGCAGGCGGCTCTGGTATTGTTATTGTCCGTTATGCTGGCACAACCCAAAAAGGAACAGGTGGAACTGTCACTACAGCGGGTGGATATACCTATCACACCTTTACATCTTCTGGGACGTATACAGCATGAGCTACTTTGCCCAAATTGACGATCAAAATATTGTCCAGCGAGTGTTGGCTATTGACCAAACCGAAATTGACACTGGCAACTGGGGCAACCCAGCTAGTTTTGTGCAAACCAGCTACAACACCCGTGGCGGGATTTACTACACACCAAACACCAACACGCCTGACCCAGATCAGTCTAAAGCGTTTCGCAAGAACTACGCAGGCATTGGGTTTGCATGGTTGCCAAATGGCCCAGAAGGTGCAGGATTTGTCCCTCCATCTCCATACCCATCATGGGTAATGAACAGCTTTTCTTATCAGTGGGAAGCGCCAGTTCCAATGCCAGTGCCAAACGATCCTCCATACTACTACTGGGATGAAACTACAGTATCTTGGGTGCTCACACCAGGAACAGACACAACAGCACCAGGAAGCGCACCTAATGTTATTGGTTAAACCGCTGAAAAACCTTGGCTCTCTTCGGGGGGCTATGTACGATTTTGAAAAGGCTGGCGACATCCTTCCAAAGCACAACCATGCTGAAGAAACCGCTCACATTACAGTTGTGGCGCGAGGAAAAATAAAAGTGTATTCCCATGATTGGGAACTAGAAGCCATAGCAGGTCAACTGCTGGATTTTCCCGTTGGTCAACCACATGAATTTATGGCTTTAGAAGACAATACTAGAATCTTTAACATCATCAAAAATCCAGTCATTACTGCGGAATATGTGACTATGGATCAACCTGCCTAATTAACATAGTATTGGAATTGGAATGAAAATAGCCGTTTACGCCATTAGTAAGAACGAACAAGAGTTTGTTCACCGTTTTTGTGACTCTGCCAAAGATGCTGACCTCATCCTGATAGCAGATACTGGAAGCACTGATGACACGGTTAAATTAGCCCTTGAATGCGGAGCAAGGATACATGACATCTGCATAAGCCCTTGGAGGTTTGACAAAGCCAGAGATGCCGCCTTATCCCTTATTCCAAGAGACTTTGATGTCTGTATCAGCCTAGACCTAGATGAGGTCATGGAGCCTGGTTGGCGTGAAGAGATAGAGCGTGTTTGGACAGCAGAAACCACCCGTTTGCGGTACAAGTTTGATTGGGGTTCTGGGATTTCTTTTTATTACGAGAAAATCCACCACCGTCACGGGTATCACTGGCATCACCCTGTACATGAGTATCCCCGTCCTGACGGCAGGATTACAGAGGTCTATGCCCAAACAGACATGCTTTTGGTTAGCCACCACCCAGATCCAACCAAATCCCGTGGGCAATATATGCCCTTGTTGGACCTTGCCATCCAAGAAGACCCGCTATGCCCCCGCAATCGGTTCTACCATGCACGGGAATTAACCTTTTACAGTCGATGGGAAGAGGCCATAAAGGCCCTAAACGCTTATCTGGCTATGCCACAGGCTACTTGGCAGAATGAACGTGCCTATGCCATGCGTTTGCTGGGTAAATCCCATGAGGAACTAGGACAAGGTTGGGACGCATTGAAGTGGTATCGCTTGGCAGTTGCTGAAGCACCTAACACCCGTGAGACTTGGGTAGACCTGTCTATGTTCTGTTACCGCAACAGTATGTGGATTGAGTCTTATTCAGCAGCCAAATCAGCCCTTGCGATTACTAATAAAGAGCTTGTGTACACAATGGATCCTTTAGTCTGGGGTGAAAAGCCTTGGGACTTGGGTAGTATTGCTGCTTGGCATCTTGGGTTAAAAGAAGAAGCTGTCGGATTATGTAAAAAAGCTTTAGAATTCAACCCTACAGACACCCGACTTATTCGCAATTTAGAACAGATGTTGGAGCCTACTACGGTGGAATAACATGAGCGATTACCAAAGATTACGAACTCCGTTTCCCCAGATGAGCTTTACACCAGATGTGCCAAGCAATGCATTGGGGCCAAACGAATACAACAGTGGGCGTAATGTTGAGGCTGACGTTCGTGGCATTAAGAAAATCTATGGTGAGCAAGAGATCTTAAGTACTATTTCCAACTTGCCAATTTTTATGGATGGTGGTTTTCGGGGTGAAGCTCAATGGGTTTATATTGTTGCCACACGGGATAGTTCCAACCGTGGTCGCTGGTATCTAATTACTACCGCTGGCATCTCCAACATTACACCAGGTGTGGGCGCTAACCCTGCGGCATTCCTGACAGGCTACACGGAAGATATTAACATTACCACTTCTTGGGTGGGCAACGTCTTTTTTATCAATGACGGCCTTGCCTCACCAATGTATTTGTTGCCTACAGCAACAGAGATATACAAATACGATGCCGCTCCAGACAATTATGTGTGGAACTACGATATTGGTGTATCGGCTACACGGGCTGGGTTTGTCAGGAACTTCTGCTCTCCAAACGTGGGCAACATCCTGATTGCAGGTAATATCACCAAAGACTACACCTCTTCTGGCTTGACAATTAACTACCCAACAACTGTCCGGTGGTCACAAGCCTTTGCTAATACAGGTGTCCCCGCTACTTGGGTTCCCACCTTGTCGAACGTGGCTAACGAACAGGAAATTCCTGTGCGTGGTCCTATTGTTGATGGCTTCTTCCTTGGTGGCAATTTCTATGTCTGCTCCTACTGGGACACAGTTGTTTTCAGTCCAATTGCTTATCAAAACAGTACAGCGCCTATTTTTGGTGTGCGATTGTTTAATCAGGGCCGTGGTCTTATTAACAATAACTGCTGGTCTAATACTGATACCAATGTATATGGTGTGGATAGCCGTGACATTTGGGTATTCAATGGTTCAGACTTTGCTCCGCTAGGCAACCAACGGGTCAGGGATTACTTCTTCGGTAATCTGTCTACAACGTATTCTGATCGTATTTTTATGATCAACAATACTCAAAAAAACCAGATTGAGATTTATTACCCCGATTTAACCTCTTCTGGTTGGTGCAACAAGATGCTGTCATACCGTTATGACTTGCAGATCTGGAATGCCCCCAAAGACATTGCCAATGCCTGTATGGGGGCAGAAGCTCCTGTATATACGGGCGGTGTGTTCAAGTTTGCCTCTCGTACAGTAACTTATGCTCCTGCTGGCGCATCCAGTAAGCTGATTCAAACCAACATTGGCAACTCTTTTATTAACAGCGCAGCAATTCCTACGTTGTTTGAACGCAACAATATGGTTTTACAGGGCAGCCAAGGACCCGTTCCTTACTCTTCTAAAATATATATTCACCGTGTTTTGCCTGAAATTGCAGGTACAGGCACAATTGACATCACTCTTGGGGGCGCGAACTCTACTGCCCAACCAGCGACCTATGGTCAAACAGGCCGTGTGAGCATTGTTACGGACAATCCTTGGGTGACTACCCAGCAGAACAATGTCCGTACAGTGTCCGTTAAGGTAGAGTCCAATGACGCTACAGACGCATGGAATTTAACTGCACTTAACTGGCAAGCAACTGTTGTTGAGGATGCGTTTTAATGCCATTCCTTCTTGACGGCGACCCATCATCTTCAGAAGTCTCTGAGGCAGTTAATTACCTGCTTAGCAATTACAACACAACCTATACAGCCAATTCTGTATCTGGTGAAATTTCAGGTCCTACAGGTCAAATTGTAGGTTATCTGTATAAATACATTGCTGTTAAATATGCGGATAGTTTTGATGGGTCTGTTAATTTTAGTAATACGCCAACAAATCGTCAGTATTACGGTATTCGCAATACTAATAGTTCCACTGAATCAACAAACCCTGTCGATTATGTTTGGAGCAAAGTAACTGGTGGGTTTGGCACAACCAAGTTTTTGTTTTACAAAGTAAATGGTGGTCGGCAAATAGATTTTGCTGTAGGCACTATTGCTCCTGCTTATGCTTGGTTGCAAGATTCAGGTGCTGCTATTGACCTTGATGCTATAAGTGTTGTTATTACTGCAACGCCTATTATCTATCAGTGGACTGCATCATCTACCCCAGCTACTAGGCCAAGCACAACCACAACATATACTTGGTCTACAGGAACTTATACAGCACCTGCAGGTTGGTCTGTTGAAATTCCGTCCAATACAACGCCTGGCAATTATTTGTGGGCAATTGCCATTACCATTGTTCAAACTGGCGGTATTAATACAGCCACATTAGATTGGACAAATACTTCTTATCCAATTCGTTCTGTTGGTTATAACGGATCAAATGGGTCAACAGGCAATAGTTTTTTGTCTGCCTATAAAGCGCAAGACCAATCTCTTGCTGCCCCAACATTTACAACACCAACATCAAGTGCTATTGCGCCTACTGGATGGAGTTTAAGCACTCCGTCAGTATCTGTTGGGGAGGTTCTTTGGTATATCCAAGGTGAATACAACAGTTCGCCTACTTTAACAATTAATGGCGTAGGTCCAAACAGCACACGGTGGACGGGGCCAATTGCGGCAAGTGTTTTCCAAGACATCAGATCTGACAATTGGAATGGATCAAACCCCCCAACATTTGCTTCACCTGGCACTTGGGGAACTGCAGGATATTACATATCCAGATCCACTGGCACAATGATTTTGAATAATCTAGGTGCTCGTGGAACGCTACAGTCTGGTTCATCTCCTGCCATTAGTGGCACATCAATGACTGGTGCTGGTGCTGTAATCAATAATAGCGGTACGTTTGCTGTTGGCAATACTTCAAACAACATTTCTTATAACGGTTCTCAGCTCACATTGAATGGAAATATTGTTGCCCTTGGGAATCTTCAGCAAGGTACATCCACTACTCAAAGTGGAAACACTTTTGGATATGGAAACGGAACAACCCTTTACGGCACTAATGTTTGTGGATATTTCAGAAGTACAAATAGTGACACGGCAGGACTTGCTGCATCTGGTGTAAATAATATTGCATTTGCCGCAATTGGGGTAAATTCTTCAACCGCTTTATTTAGTAATACTCTTGGTTATGATACGGTTAGTCCTTATTATGTAATTTTAGGTGTAACTATTGGAGGCAACGGTGGCGGCTTTCAACAAGCTGCTTTCATGCAAAGGCGTGGGTATGGCGGTTCTGCAAGTGATTCAAACCCTGATGCTTATACAGAAGGATATGCTCGAATAGCTTATCTTGATGGATCTACAACTTATGGTGGGAAGTTTATGACCACCAGCGGCACTACGGATGTGCGTGGCATTATTGCTGGTGGTGCAACAAACGGACTGTATGTATTGGGTGCTGGTGTTTCAACGGTTGGATTTACTCCATTTACCGGAATGCACCTTTGTTTGCTGCCAAATACAATAACCCCTGTTGCTGGTGACATTTACTACGACACTTCAATTTTCTTAAAGCCAAACGTCAACGATGTTTTGTCGTTTATTGCTCTTTCTAATGCACCTCAAATGAAAGGTGCAATTGGTGTGTTTACCAATATGGCTGAAGGATCTGTTCCTCAATATATGCAGACTACAATTGATGAGCCGTATATAGAGCATGGTGTAGAGCAAGTTAAAGTTGTTACCATTACCAAGCCAGAATACAAAACAGTGCTTGAAGAAAACACCTTGGTGCTTGTCAATGCTTTGGGGGAAGGCTTAATTAATGTTTGCGGTGAAAATGGCAATCTTGTCGTGGGTGATTTGATTGTTACATCTTCTATACCTGGCAAGGGCATGAAGCAAAGCGATGACATAATAAGGTCAATTACTGTTGCCCGTAGCCGTGAAGCGGTGACGTTTTCATCACCAACAGATGTTCAGCAAGTAGCCTGCGTCTATCTTTGCGGTTAATTTAAGGAAAAATTATGGGAATGCAATATTCTTCTGTTCAAAGCCCTTATTCTTCTGCTTCTCAAGGCAAAGGACAAGGTCTGCCTAATCCTGAAGCGCAGATGTCACCTAATCCACCTCGCATGGATGCCCAGCAAGAAATGATGCGGAGATTTCCACAAAGTGGTGGAATTATGAAGCCTCAAAATATGATGCAAACGGGCGGATTTAAAGGCCCAATGGGTGATGGCTCTGTGCAGAGTACTGGCCCAAATGGCGAGATGACAGGCGGTATGCCTATGGTCGGCATGATGGGCGGTCCTGGCAGTTACGACAACTCCGGTATTAACCCTGGCGGCATGAGCAGACCCGCAAAAGGAGTACCAAATTACAATGATGTTGTTGATCCTATGCATTCGCCTCAAACAGATTCAAGCGCTATTGGCATAGGCCCAAGCGATATGTTTAACGATAGTCCTACTTATACCCCTGGTCCTGGCGGAGGTGGTCCAAACCCACCTATGGGCGGAGGTGGTCCAAACCCACCTTTTAACGGTGGTATGGGTAATGTGTATAGGGGTGAAATGACGGGCGGTGCTCCTACGGGCGGTCTAATGTCCTATGGAAATACAGGTGTTGTAGGCCCCAATAAATCTCAAGGAAAAGGTATGGGATCACAAGGTGCTATAACTTTTCCAAGTCAGGGCGGACAGCCTAAAATAGGTCAACCTAACGCCTACCCAAATACTATCAATTCAAGCGATAATACGGGTATGTCTCAACCAAGGTCTTTTGGTGGCAAATCTAAAGGAGCAAGATAATGGGATTCGGAAAAGGTTCTGGTAGTTCTGCTCCTGTTGTAACGCAAGAGCAAAAAGATCTTCTTTCAGCGCAAACTGGGTTTTTAACAGGTACAGCGTTTCCAAAATACGCCGAAACCTTGGGTGGCGCCAAAGATGTAATGAATCAAGTAATGCCAAACGCTACTGCGGCTGCGGCTAATGCGGCTAATGTTGCCCAGCAAACAGGAGGCCTTCAACAAACAGCAGGTACTGCTGGCTTGGTAGGTGGCATGTCAGGCTTGCAAAATGCAGCAAAATATCAAAAAGACGTTGGTGAAATATTAGGTTCATCAGGGGCTGGCGGTCTTTATAACGCAGGCCAATATCAAAAAAATGTTGGTGAAATATTAGGTGCAGAAGGCGCTTCAAAATTGGCGGGGTTGTTTTCGCCTGACTATGAAAAGCAACAAGTGGCTGCGGCATTGCAACCTGCTATGGAGCAGACTCGTGAAGCAATGGGCGGTCAAAACGCCTCATATGGCGCTGCTGGTGGTCTTGGATCTTCTCGTGCCGCATTGGCTCAAGCCAACCTGCAATCATTGAGTAATCAACGATTAGGTACTGTTGCCGCCCAAACTCAACAAGGCATTGAAGCAAATCGTTCTGCGGCAAGCCAAGCGTTGTTAACTGCTGGCCAAAATGCTACCAATCAATCAGCAGGTTACCAACAGGCATTGTTGAACGCTGGTCAGAATGCTACAAATCAATCGGCGGGTTATCAACAATCTTTAATGAATTCTGGCGCGTCAAATTTAAATGCCGCCAATCAAGCTGCTGCGGCTCGAATTGGTTATGCTGGTGCGCCTCAGGATGTGTACAGTAAATACGCTTCTGTGATCTACGGCACACCCCAAGCTTCTACCACTCCCAACTTTGCTGGCACTCAAGGTCAAAATACCACAAGCAAGGGCTTTGGCTTTTAAGGATTTAATATGGCAACTGAAGTTCCTTTTGGGCTCACTTTTGGCAACCCAAATAAATACATTGGGGGTAGTGGCGTTGGTCAGGCTGTTAAATCTGGATTAACTGCTTATGCAATGCAAAAATCAGGATTAACTGGTTTTTTAAATGATTTAGGCAAAAAAACACCGGAAGGAAGCGTTCCTCCAATCACATCTGGTGCGGCTGGAGATATGAATACAAACGGCATTTGGGGTACAAACCCATTGCCTGTTCAGCCTCCAAATTTTGGTGGGCAGGCTTCTGAAGCAGCACCGGAAGCTAATCCAAATGCAGGGGCTTTTACTGAACAAGCACAAAATCAGTTTAATTTGAATAAGAGCATGATTCCTAATTCAAATGGGATTGCTGGTGCTGTTGCTCCTGGTGTTGAAGTCACTCCAGTTACTGATAACTTTCCATCTGACATTGGGCATCAATTGCTTAATGGCAATGATGATTGGCAACATAGTGCTGTTGACCCTCAAGCACAACGAGATTCATTAGTTTTGCCACAACAACAAACCGTTGAAGCTCCTCGGTTAACTGGCAATGAATACCAACAAGTTCCTGGTTATGGCTCTGCTAAAAAAGCAGCTATGGCGATGTTTGGAATGGGATAAGGAAAAACTATGCCTGATGATATGCAACCTCAAGCACCAGTAGGTGCTGTGCCCCCCCAAATGCCTCCTCAGGGCAATCCTTCTGCGCCTATTGATATTGTTAAGACATCGCCAAACCCAAATGCTTTAGCTGATGATGCAATTGAGCGTAGGGATACTGGTGCTTTGACGCAGATTGCCAAAGACAATATTGGTACACCTGCATCTGATTTAGCTATGCGTATGGCTAAAGGAATTAATGAAAAGCAAACTAGGTTTAATGAACTTGTTAAGCCAATAGATAAAGCTGGTGGTTTTGGAACTCCTGAAGGCAATATAAAGATTGCTCAGACATTCCAAACTGTTGCCGACAATCCACAGTGGGGCACTGCCCTATTGAAGTACGTCATGGGCGACAAAGCTGGCGCTGTTAAGCAAGTCACTGGTGGCGACATCAAGACATTGATTACTTATGACAATGGTGGTAATCAAATTGAAGAAAAAGTTAATGAGCTGGGTGAACCAGTTTCATACACTGATCGCAAAACTGGCTTGCCAATAAGCAAAGATGAGTATGCCCAACGTGTGGGCGGCATATCTCAATGGGCTAATACTTTGAAAGGTGAAACTGAAAAGGCAACTCGTGCTGAAAGCACTAAGTTTTTTGTTAAAGAAGAAGCGCAAGCCAATAACTGGTATCAATTAACTCAAGCACACAAGCCGTTGCTTCAGGAAACCTACAACACTTTAAACACATACAAAACAGATCTTCCTAAAGAGCTTTACAACAAGATTCTTGGTTCTGTTAGCCAATCAATGGGGCAAGCTAGTAGCAAATCCAACAGCAAAGCTTCTTTAAATCAATTAACTGATGGTCTTGCTAGTGGTGAAAGCGTCAAAGTTGACAATAGGATGGCAACCGCTTTAGGAGTTCCTAGATTGGCGGGCATGAAATTGGAAGTAAAGGGTGACCGCCTTGTCAGTGAAGATAAAAGTTTTAGCATATCTAAAAATCAACTTAAACAATTGCAAGAAAGTGATACTGTTGGATCTGAAGCTACTAAGAATGCCACAAGCACAATGGCAAGCATTGCAGAAGCAGAGCGTTTGGGTTTAATTAGCTCGGTTGCTGGCGGCAAATTGCGTAGGGTTGTTGAAAACGGTCAACAAATGGGCAGAGAACTTGATGAGGCTACCAGAGAGTTTGGTAAGCCTTCTATCATTTCATTGCCAACATCAGCATCCTTTATTGACAAACAAGCACAAACCCTTGCTCAGACCCTACAAGGCTTGCAAAACGCTGACCAGATGAGCGAGTACGTCAAATTCCGTAACCGTGCTGTAGATGGTCATAAAGCCACCAATACAGTCCCGTTACCAGGTGAAATTGGTTCTGCTTATTCTCGTCAAGAGTTACCTAAAGAGATCCGCAGATTTTATGGCGATGAGATTACCAAAGTAATGGACGATGAAAACACCGCTCGTAAAGAATTTAATAATATTGGGGTAAGATTTCCTAATGCTGTTCAACAGCCCAACAAGGCAATTGTTCCTCCTGCAAAACAAGAAGCAAAGAAAGAACGTCCTTCTTTGGCAGATCTTAGAAAACAAGCTGGAGGTTAATGATGGCTTTTGATGAAGCAAAATATCGTGCTGCTGCCAAGGCCGCTGGTTATTCGGACGATGAGATTGATTCTGAATTAGGCACTAAACCTATAGCGGCATCTGCACCACCGCCAACTGAAACATTTTCTGATGCTACGGCAAAAGCTAGAGCAGAATACGATGCCAAAGTGCATAAAATGCTTAACACCAACGTTACTGTTGGCGATCAAACTTTTGAGATCCCAAGCTTTTTTACATCACCCGCTGGTATTGTTACCGCCGCTGGTGCTGGCATTGGTTTGGGGGCAACTATTTTGGGGGCTGCTGTTGCCGCTCCTAAGGCTTATAACGCCATCAAAGACCGTTGGATAAGCAAGGCTCCTGCTATTGATCGTACTGTAGACATTCCTTTTGAAGGACCAAAACCTACATTGAATGCCAAAGCCGCTGCCCCTGCAGCAAATGCCATTTCTGAATGGGATGCAATTATTGCTCAAAGTGAGCAAAACAAAGCCGCCAAAGCCGCCGATGCCGCAGCTAAACAAGGCAAACCTATTATTGAGGCCCCTATCGTTGGCGTGATGCCTTCTGGCGCTCCAGCAACGCCTATCCCTATGCCTCCTCCACCACCGCCACCGCCACCTGTCAACATGACACAAGCAGTAGCTGAAGGTGGAAATGTTGGTCAAGAATTGAAAAAGATTGTTGCTCAAGAGCTAGATCAAGCTGTTGCACCTATGGGCGCTGTCCCGCCACCTATGGCACAAGCTGCCGCCCCACAAGCCGTACCGCCTCAAGAGTTGCGTACAGGCACTGGTAAACCTGCATTTGCTGGTCAAGGTCCTGAACCAACAATTTCAAGCCGCACCAATAAACCTCAGTTTAAAGATGTTTATAAAGATGTAAGTCAAGTGCCCACAGGTTTTGCTTTTGTTCCTAACGCCCAATACATTGACATTCCTCGTCAGGATCTTGGACAAGCTGAATATACAAAAGCTTATTCCGGTCGAGATTTTCCTGCCACCAATGAGCTGGCCCGTGAGCAATCCAAAGACATTAACCGCACATTAGGCCGTGCCACAAGGGAAGAAGCCAAGCTTGCTGGTTTGCCACCTGCTGAAGTTACGCCTGGTATTACTAAAATGACCACTGCTGGCAAAAAGCGTGTGACTGTGGGTGGTGCTTTGGGTGCTTTGGTGGCTTTGCCTGAACTGGCAAATGCCGCTTCTGAAGCTGGTCAAGGTAATGCCGCTCCTGCCCGTGAGCTTGGTTTTGACTTTGGTACGGGTGCTTTGTTGGCTAAATTGTTTGGTGGCCCTGCTGCCGCTGCTGGCGCTCTTGCACTTGGCTCTTCTAGTTTGAATGCTGACGAACAAGATCAACTTAACTATCGCCGCAAAATCGGTGCTGGTCGTGGCATTGCTCCTCCTTCTGCATACTTCAGGTAAATCATGGAATATCAATCTCTTATAAACACTGGCGCTGGCATTGTTTTTACAGTGGCAGGGTGGTTTTGCCGTGAAATGTGGACTGCTGTCAAAGATTTGAAATCAGACCTTGCTAAACTGCGTGAGGAACTTCCTAAGACCTACGTTACCCGTGATGACAGCCGTGAAGACATTCGTGAAATCAAAGAAATGCTAGGCAAAATATTTGATAAGTTAGACGGCAAAGCAGATAAATGATTGCTGTTGTTCTGGCGCTGGTGATCAGCACAGAACATAGATGTGTTAGGTGGGCTTGGACAGGGGATGTATACCATCGCATAGTTTGGTGTTTGGAATGGAAAAAGGTTGAAAAAAAATGATCGACCCTATTACCATAGGCGCGGCATTTGCAATAGCTAAAAGCACTATTGCAGGGGTCAAAGAAGCCATTCAGATGGGTAAAGACTTGCAGGAATGCAGTGGTGACCTCATCAAGTTTTTTGAGATGCGAGATACAGTAGCAAAGGCTGCTGTACACGATAAGAAAAAAGCAAAGTCTGACATGGGACAGGCTTTAGACACTGTGATGCAAGCCAAAGCCTTGCGTGATGCCGAAAGAGAACTAAAAGAAAAGTTAATTTGGTCAGGCCAAGGTGATGTGTGGGAGGCTATTCAAGCCGAGTACAACATGGTGGTGGCTAATCGCAAGCGTGAAGAACGTGAAGCAGAGGCCAAAGCCAAGTTAAAGCGTGAGAACTTGGCAGAGACGGTAAACATTTTGCTAATTGGATTTGTTTCTATTCTTGCCGCTGGGTTTATTGGCTGGGGAACTTTTGAATTTATCATGTACAAACTAAGGAATTGATATGGATTGGTTAAAGACCATTGCACCCACTATTGCAACAGCCCTTGGTGGGCCTCTAGCGGGGCTTGCTATTGAGGCGGTAAGCAAGGCCATTGGCATAGACCCAAAGGACGTTCAAAGCACAATCAGCGAGGGCAAGTTATCTGCTGACCAGATCATGCTGCTTAAACAAGCTGAAGTCCAAATGGCGGCTCGTGCTCAAGAAATGGGTTTGGACTTCGCAAAGTTGTCCAATGAGGACAGAAAGTCTGCTCGTGATATGCAAGTGGCTACTAAAAGTTATTTGCCCCCTGCCCTTGCTATTGGGGTTACTATTGGTTTCTTTGGCATTCTAGGTGGCCTTATGTACGGTCAGATACAACACGCTCCCCAGATTGACATCATGCTTGGCAGTTTAGGTACTGCTTGGACAGGCATCATCGCTTTCTATTTTGGCTCATCTGCTGGCTCACAAGCTAAAGATAATTTGCTTCACCAATCTACTCCCACATCATGAATCAAAACTTTGACAAAGCATTAGCTGCGGTCCTTGTTCACGAGGGAGGTTACGTTTTTAACCCAAAAGATCCTGGGGGGGAAACAAACCTTGGCTGTACAAAAGCAGTCTGGGAAGAGCATTGTGGTCACATGGTAGACACCAAAACAATGAAAGCCTTGACACCTGCTGATGTTGGCCCACTTTACAAAACAAAGTATTGGGACAAAGTCAAAGGTGATGACCTGCCTAGCGGAGTTGATTACGTTGTCTTTGATGCGGCTATCAATTCAGGCCCAAGTCGTGCGGCAAAGTGGCTTCAGGCTTGTGTAAACGTGTACGCAGATGGCATTATTGGCAACATGACAATACAAGCTGTACGAAATAAAGACCCTAAAGAACTTATCAACGATTACTGTGCATACCGTTTAGCCTATCTCAAAATGCTTCAAACATGGCAAACATTTGGTAAGGGCTGGGAGCGCAGGGTAAAAGAAGTAAACGCAACAGCGTTATCAATGTCATAACGGCGTCACAGTGAGCGTTTTCAATACGCTCATGCTTAAACGTGTAGACATTCGCAAACAATCAAGTCAGGACAAATTGTCACGACTTCAAAAAGTTTGCTTGCCTTATGACCAACCAATTGACACAAATTTTGGATCTTGGTGGATTGCTACTGAGAATGGCGTGGATATTGGTTTTGCGGGGCTTGTGCGTACTGTGTCTTGGACCGATTGCGGTTATCTGTGTCGTGCAGGCGTTATTCCTGATGCTCGTGGACAAGGACTACAGAAAAAGCTTATTAATGTCAGAGTCCGACAGGCAAAAGCTCTTGGGTGGAACTGGGTCATAACTGATACAACAGATAATCCAGCGTCAGCTAACAGTTTGATTGCCACAGGTTTCAAATTGTTTCAACCAACAAAACCTTGGGGTTTCAAAAACACGCTTTATTGGCGTAGGAAATTATGATGCCAGTAAAAATATTTTCTGACCAACAAATAATCAGCGCCATTGAAAATAGCGCATCAATGTCTCAAGCAGGTTTAGCCCTTGGCATGACTTTATCGGGCCTAAACAAACGCCGTAGACGCATTGAGCAAAGAGAAAAAATAGAAATAAGAGCGCCTCAAGCCACCAAACAATTTGAGCATCTGCAAATAGCTCACATACATCCAACTAAAAAAGACCTTGGCATCTTAAATGGCACAGTTATTGTCTTTAGTGACGCTCATTTTTGGCCTGGGGTGTATACAACAGCATTTAAGGGTCTTTTGTGGGCGATCAAAGAACTTAAGCCTAAGGCAGTTATTGCAAATGGAGATATTTTTGACGGGGCAGGTATCAGTCGGCATCCACGCATTGGGTGGGCCAAAGCTCCATCAGTGATGGATGAACTCAAAGCCTGTACCATCTCGATGGGATACATTGAAGAAGCCGCCAAAGAGGCCCGTCACAACGTCAAACTGGTCTGGCCCTTGGGTAACCACGATGCACGGTTTGAAACCTTTCTAGCAGCCAATGCGCCTCAGTATGAGCATATCAAAGGGTTTACTTTGCGTGACCACTTTCCAAGATGGGAGCCTTGCTGGGCGGTTTGGATGAATGACAACACCGTGGTTAAACACCGATTTAAGGGCGGGATCCATGCTACCCATAACAACACCATGTGGTCAGGAAAGAACATAGTTACAGGCCACCTGCATAGCCTAAAGGTTACGCCATTCAGCGACTATAACGGGGTGCGTTACGGCATTGATACGGGTACTTTGGCTGAACCCTACGGTCCACAGTTTGAAGACTATACCGAACAAGGTCCATTAAACTGGCGTAGTGGCTTTGCTGTACTGACTTTTGTTGATGGGAATTTGATATTGCCTGAACTGGTAACAACACACGGCCCCGACTCCATTGAGTTTAGAGGCCGTGTGATTAAAGTTACTCTGTAGCAACTGCTTCTTCAGCAACTTCTTCTTCAGCAACTGCTTCTTCTTCAGTCTCTTCTTCGCCGTCTTCATCTTCTTCAGAATCAACTGCGTCCCAGTTACCGATCCAGCCAGCTTCCTCTTGGAATTCAACAAATTCCTTCAAAGCTTCAATCATGTCAAAGTCATGAGTTTCAACAATCATTTTGCCATTGCCCAACCAACCTAGTGTCATTTCAAATTTAAACATGCTTGCTCCTAATGCAGCGGGATTGCTGCATTTGCTATCCTAAATGCTGAAAATGACGGTTGCAAGACTTACTCTTTAATAAACAAGCCATTGGGCATTAACGTGCCCTTGCGATTCTTAATCTGGTCGTATGCCACCTGCATACAGTGAACCAAACTAATATCTTTCAAAGCGCAATAGTTAATTAAGCAAACCATTACATCGCCTACAGAATCAGCAATGTTTTCACGGTCATTCTTAATTGTTGCATCGCACAACTCCCCAATTTCACTAACCGCCTTCAGTAATTGAATTTCTGGGGTGCTGTTGGGGATGATTTTTCTGGCTTCTGACCAGCGTAGGATGTCAATTTCTATTTCTGCATAGCTCACTGAGTAACCTCTGGAGTTTGTTGTTGTATCTTGACTTGGCCTTCAATCTTTTGCATCAGTACAAAAGCACCTGATTTTGTGGGCAGTTCACCCAGTACTTGCAAGATAAAGTTGATTTCGTTTGGTTCAAAGTTAATATTCATTGTTTTTCCTTTAAGCGCCATTCACGCTCATTACGGTTTGAGTTTGATTTAACGTAATTTCCAGTTAACTCAATAAGGTGGAGTTTACCCATCTCACCGAGCCTTCGTGATACTTGGTGACCAATTAAATTACATCTAGAGGCTATCCCGTCTTTTCCAAGAGGACCATGCTTTTCCAAGCAATCTAAGATGATTTCAAAATGCTCACTAGCAAAGTCAACCTTATCGGCTGCCTCAAAAGAAGTGATGGGATTATCATTTCTTACTCTTGGGAACATGTGTTGAAGTATTGAATTGAAGTTCATGTTTGCTTTCATTAAGGTGGCAGACATTAACCCAAAAGGATGGTCTGCCAGCACCCCCTTTTCCCCAGGATTGGGCTGGGTTATTCAGAATGTTCTGAGCATTAAAAGTCTAAATCATCAAATGGGTCTGGTTTAGCCTTCTTAGTTGGCTGGCTAGATTGACGGGTTTGATCTTGTTTAGGCCGTACTGACAAGCTGATAAAGCCTGAACCCGCCTTACTGACCTTCTTCCAACCAGATATCCAGTATTCCACACCTTCAATATTAATTGAGCCGTTCATATCAGGGTGCTTTTCCTCTTCCTTTTTGTCGTTTTTAAACAACGAACCCCTGTTTGTATTGTCAAATTCAGCCATTTTTTACTTTCTTTAAAGCACTACGGGTAGGTGCATCCATTTGATTAGAGAGATAGACTTTTTGGTCTGCCTCCAGTTGTTGTTCATCAATCATGGCAAGAGCATCAATAGCCTTACCATTCTTGACCAACTCGGTAACGGAGAATGCCATTTCTTGCAAGAACTCCTTAATTTCTGTTGGCAGGTCATCACCAATACCGCCCCTTGGAGATATTACTGGTCCAGATCCTTTGACCTTCATGCCTTCATCTGTTTTAGGAGATGAGTCAATCGCATCGTGCTCAACGATTTCAAGGGCAGCAACCCACAAATACCTTCGCAGGTAGGTCTGTACCGCCCCAAGGTTTTGGACCTCATGACAGCCCTTTAAAGCCGCTGTAGACATGGGGCTGGTGATAATGATCCTGTCTTCTGGCTTCTCAATGTTGATGATGCTCATACTTGCTTCATCTTTGCCGAAACTGACAATCCCTGCCAAGCCTACATCTTTGAAGATCTGTAGTGCTGGGATCAGAAAATCACCAAGTTCAAAGTAGTAATAGTTAGCAAACTTGTTGTGGCCTGTTTTTTTGAGCTTAGAGCTGTGAAAGGTTTCACGGGCCAAGTTTAATTTATTGTAAACGTTCATAATTTTTCAGTGATGTATTGGATCAAGTCATCCATTGCTAACTTAGAAGCAGTGGTTTGAGGTGTTTTCTCCAATGCCCTATACAGAGCCAAAGAGATACCTTGCAAGATTTCAATCTCATTTAAGAGATCTTGCTTGCTTTTTTTGTTCATTTTTGCCCCTGGTGTTCTCATTTTGTTGAATCCTCGTAGAGTTTCATTTCTTCAGCAATAAACTTGGTTTGATTCTCTTCAGTAAGCTCACGAAAAGCCTCATCCGTCATCATTTCTTCCCGTAATTGCTCAACAAAGTCTTTCATTTTTGACATTTCATATTCCTCTTGCATTTGGACTTGGTAATAGAAAGCTTCTTGTGTCATCTCTCCCTCGCTTTCAGCATGGCATCTGCGTACTGGTACGCCTTGCCGCCTACAAATTCAAGCGTGGTTGTAAAACGATTGTCAGCGCGACAAATGATGGCTTCCATCGCTTTAGCCGCAAAGTAATCGCGCAGGGTCATGCCGTTGTATTGGATTAATTCTTTTGGTCGGTCAACAATCAAAACCGGAAATGCTGGTGGGTTGTTCATTGCTTACGCTCCACTGGTTTAGAGATCAGCCAGTTATCCCCCAGAAAGCGCACAGAACGCACCCAAGAGCGCATATTGTGGCGTTGGGTACTGGTAGGCACTCCTTGCACGATGAAGAGCCTACGGGCCATTTGAAGGGCAGTAACGTTCATTTGATCTCCAAGTTTTCTTTGTCATCAGAAACCAAAGTAATTTCGTACCAAGTGTTTTTGTTGTCTTCTACCCGTAAAGTTTTTGTGTAAAAGACTGTGCCGTCTTCTCTTTTGATGGCGTTAGTGAATTGCTTGATTGATGCAACACGGTGTATTGAGATGTTCATTTGTGTTCCTTTATTTACTGCGTTAGTGCAGTAAGATGAACTGTAAACCCCTTTTTTAAAGAAAAACATAGGGGTTTTCACCTATAGAACAACACTTTTTTTAGTGCTAGGCTCACCATATGAGCCACCTACACCACACCCAAATTGAAGCTACTATTGCATGGACATTGATTGCCCAAGCAGTTGACCAGCTTGAAACACAAGTTCAACATGAAGACCTAGATGCCGCCATAATTGCGGTTCTGGCTCTCGCACTTGAGCTTGCTTCCCACAAAAAACTACGGTCAATAGATGAAATCTTCCAGCCCCTTTAATTGGCAATCCCAACCCTCAACCCTGTTTAGCAAGC